GAACTTAGCATTAACAAGACCCTCTGGACGCAGAATCTTGCGACCATACAGGTGCATACCACGAACGATGTCAGCAAAGCTGTCAGGGTCACGATATGTTTCTGTCTTGTTGATTTGCTCTGCGGTAGCAACGGCTGAGTCATGACCAGCAACAATCACACCATAGTTTGATGAGTTTGTACCGCCAGTTGTGCCTGAACCTGTACCAATTTGTGGCAGGTTATTTGACACATAGACACGGAAGCCGTGCAGGTTGTTCAGAACCAAACCGTTCTGCAGTCCAGAACCACCGAAGTCAGAGTTCAGAAGTTTTGAGTCTTCATCCTTCAGTACTTCCATGAATACTGGGTCTACAACAAGCCAACGGCCCTGTGTGTCTACGTTCTGCTGGTCCAGCTTACGAGACATACGAGCAATCACTTGCAGTGGGTTAGCGTTACCTGAACCGGGTACTGCAGTAGCACCGGGCAGACGAGGCTGAATGCCGATTGAGTCACCAGCAGAACCACCGAAGTCATCACCTTCCAACTTCATGCTTGCAAGCAATTCGTCAGAACCTGCAGTTGATACAGCCTTTGAACCGTTAACGGTTGTGTTTGCTGTGTCAGCTACAGAGTGCAGTGCAGACTGAGTGTAACCAGCTAAGTAGCCAAGAACGTCTTGGTCATACTGGTCAGCAAGGCGGTATGCAGCACGGTCACTTGCCAGATTCTGGAAGTTAACGTGGCTGTGAGCCTCTTCAATGTCATCAACCTTAAATGCAAAGTAGTTAGCTTTGTCAATTGTCAGGCTAAAGTCTTCATCGTCCAAATCTTGTGCAGTGATTTGTGTTCCACGTGCATAAGCCTGAACTGAAATTTCGGGTTCTTTAATAATCTTAACGGAATCACCCATGTTAGCAATCTCACCGAAGTAATCGGAGTTTGTGATTGCTTCAGCAACGGCAGACTTGCGGAAAGCAAGCTGCACCTGTTTGCTGTAAATTACAGGTGAAAAATTACCGTTAGGAAGATTACCGTACCCTGTAGCACTTGTAAATGCCATAGTACCATCTCCTTTGTTTGGTATTTAGTTTTCACGACAGATGCAAACTAGCAGACTAATCAGAGGCTGATTCATATGGGTGTGTATCCTACTAAGGTGGCCGCCCTAGTTATCAACAGGCCAAATTCGTCAGGTAATCCGTAAGGCTGTGACGTTTGCTGGTGAAGTGCAAGCACTTGCGCTTTATGCTTACACTTCTAGTTAACTATAGTTATACACATAAATAACTACTTGTCAACACTTTTTTTATTTATCTGGCAGAGCCAGACACATCATAGACAAACTTTCCTGTGCGGATAGCTTCCATGATTTCATCCGACCTCTTCTCATATTCTTGAGGAGACATCTTTTGAACTTGAGATTCCCTTATATAAGTGGAACTTTCGTCTGCTTGAGGTGTGCTTCTTGAGCCTTTAGTAGACACCGCTTCAGCCGCACCTTTAGTTTTCTTAGATTTCTTTTCACTTTCAATTCCTCTATCTGCTTTGTACAAGTCAATGGCACGAGCAGCAGAACGGGCATCGTTGTCATTTTCATATAAGGCATCCTGTACCCACTTAGGCTGTTCTTCAGCCCACTCGTGGAAATCATCGCTATCACGAATGTCTCCAAAGTCAGGATGTAATCTCATCAACTCAGCTTCTGCCTTTTCTTTTGTGGCAGACATCTGCATCTCGTCAATCACTCTCATACGTTCTTCCAGTGCAGTAGACTGTTCACGTGCTTTCTTCATAGCGATTGTTTCTACGATTGCAGCTACATCTGGATAATCTGCTGCCCATTGTTCAATGTCCTCATCAGACTTAGGCAGTTTCATTTCTTTCTTAGTAGCTTCACTAAGCTGACGTTTTAATTCGTCAATTTCTTTTTTAAAGTCTTCAGCTTGTTTCTGCTGATGTCTACGCAAATCAGAGTAACGCTTCTTAAATGTTTTCTCTTCTGCGTTTGTAGGTTCTTCTTCTACTTCTTCTGTTACAGCTTCTTCAACTTCACCACGTTGTTCTTTTAGTAACTGCTCTAGTTCTTCTTCTTCACGCTTACGCTTTTCATCGTTTGAGTATTTACGATTTGCAAATGCAACTTTCTTTTCTGGTTGCATCTCTTCTGCCATAATAGCTGCTTCAGCCATTTTTTTCTCCTTATGGGGCTAACCGTAGCCAGTGTTGGGGGGTTAGGTAGCCATTGATATGTGGTCTCATTTTTTAGGAGTTAGACCACTTTTCTCCATCTGTTCAACAAGTCCACCTTTAGCAAGTCCTGGGATTCCATACGATTCTACACCAGCAGCGTATGAGCCGCTATATGTATTAGTATCATAACTACTGTCTTCACCAGTGCCACCCATCTGCTGTCCATATGCGCTTGCTCTAGCTTCTGCAGCAGCAATTCTTCTATCTTGTTCAGCTTTAACTTCAGCGTTTATTTGTTCCACAGATTTATTAGACGTATCAATTCCATATTTAGCAGCAGCTTCTTTGGCTCTATTAATATTGCCCTGCGCTACAATCTGAGCATCTGACATAAACTTGCCAACTTTAGGGTCTATACCATTTGCTTCCATTAATTCATTACGAATAATTTCTCTAGCCTTAGATTTTTTTATGCCCTGTTCCCTAGACAAATCTTCAATTTGTTGAGAAACTTTGTCTTTAAAGTTATCTGTGGCTACACGATTAATTTCAGCAGCAAGTGTTACCACTTCAGGTATGCCACCTTTTCCTAAACCTTCTTTGTTAGCCTTATGCTGCTCTTCTGTCTGAAAAACTTTGTTACCTGTTTTTTGGTCTACGTAGTTATAGCCAACAGTCGTTCCTGTTGCAGCAGAAAGCAACCCAGTTATAATTCCCGGTATAGGAAAGTCTTCACCTATACCACCTTCTTTAACTGTCTCAAGCCCAAACTGTGTAGCACCTCTTACTCTTCTACTAGGTCCGGGGGCAATACCGGGAATACCACCACCCTCTTCTGGGCCATAGGCCTCACCACCTACAGATACCACAGAACCTGTTGTTGGTCCGGGTTGGTCGTCATCTCCACTATCAGGAGTTACTTGCGCTGTTTCTGTGCCAGTTCCAGTTGTTGTTGTTGTTTGTGCAGTTTGAACTGCTTCAGTTTGTAGCCTATAGCCTTCTGGAATAGGATAAATTGGATTTCCATCTTTAAAGGGAATCTGCATTGTCATGCCAGCATCATTTACATATGTTTTCATTTCATCATAGCCACCTGTGCCGGGAGCAGCCATTCCTGTAAAACCTGTAAATGTTGTAGGTGTTTGACCACCTATTGTTGGTGTATATTGTTGTGTAGGTGGTGTGTAACTTCCTACAGGTGCGCTAGGTTGAAATGGCTGTGAAGGCTGCATAGGTTGCTGACCATACGATGCAAATTGAGAAGGTTGATACCCAACAATACCATACTGTGGTTGGGGTATATTAGTATTACCAATCTGAGGTGGAACATACATACCTTGCGCAGCTTGAACTACACCACCCTGTGCATATTCTACCACACCATCGTCTTCCATGTCAAGGTCATACATATCAAAAGGTAAGTCATCAGGCATTGTAGCTTCTTCGCTATTGCCCATTTGACCCATAGCTTCCATCTGAGCCAAGCCCATCTTAGCTTCTTGGCGCATACGCATTAAATTTTCAAGGCCGATGTAACGCACTACGTCTGCAGGAAAAACAAACTCGCCTTCACTTAACTGTGCAGGGATGTCATCACGAACTTCTTCACGTGTAGAACCCGGTGGTACTTCATTGCCAGACATTTCGTCAACCATGCCGCCTTCATCCTTGAGGCCTCCGTCTTCAAAGAGTTCCATTTGTTTATCCATTGCTACGCCACCCTCATTAAAATTAAAAAGTTCTCTTAAAAAACTTTTTTCTTTCTTTTTCTGTTGTTGTTCTTTTGGCACTTGTAAATTTTTTAGTTCTGCATTTGCTATACTAGATACTTCTTCATACACAGGTTCAATTTTATCTTTTTGTTCATATGCTTTTTTATCAGTTATATCTGCTTCTATATCTTTAGTAAAATAGTTTTTATCTTTTACTCTTGCAGCATCAAGATAAGATGTTAAATCTTCTTCATTTTCAAGTGGTAATTTATATCCTTTTTCATTTTCTAAATAATATATAGCAGCATGACGAAGTTCATGCGCTAATGTATTCATACTTCTACCTCGTGGACGAAATGATTCATCTCTTCCAGCAGAATAAACTACTCTAGGTTTTTCTATATTTTTATCTATATTTTTTTGTTTAGCTAAGTATTTATTAAATGATGTTTCGCCACTTGGTGAAAATACACCTTGCGTAATTGTGTTTTCAGAAGCATTTCCTAATGCTCTTCCTTGATCAAGAACCAGAGCATCTACGTTTATTATATTTCGTCTATATAATTCATATCCTAATCTAGCAAGTGGGTCTTTTGATATAAATGGTTCTAAATCAGAACGAAGTTCAACATCTCCTAACATTTTCATTTGTTTATCTATTGCTACGCCACCTTCGTTAAACATTCTTATTTTACCATCTCTAGTTTTTACGGCAAGTTCTCTTAATTGCTGCTTTGTTGGTTTTTTAACATTCTTAGCTAAAACTAGAGGGCCAACTTGAATAACTTCATCTGCTTCAAATACAGGATTTCCTGTAGCCTTATCATAAAAAGCACTTTTTCTGTATGGATTCATTCCAACTTGTGTCCATCCAGAATTTGGGTCAGCTAGTAATCTACGTGCTTCTTCTTGTAATACGTAAGGGTCTTCTGGAACATAATCACCAAACACACGAGCAATAGTAGCTTTGCCCATAGGTTTATCTTCGCCAGTTTTTTTAACTGTTCTTTGACCACGTGCAATATTCAATGCTTCTTCGGAGTCAGAACCAAACCTAATATTTTTTAATCTTATAGCTTGACCAAAACCTTCAACAGCACCAGAAGCACTTTTTCCGTCATGGATGGATACAACCCAAGTATTATAATCATTATAAGCTGGAATATCTAAACGAGAGGATACTCTTTTTCCTGCAGGGAGGTCAAAACCCTTTACTCCAAGTATTCCATATTTACCAGCTTTTTTACCTAAAGAACCAGTTACTTCAGTAACACTAGGCATATCCGGCATAGTCTCAGGTGTGTACAACTCTGGTTCTGGTATGGCTTCTTTTATTTTTTGTCTTGCTTCTTTAGAAGTAATTTTTCCTTCATACAAATCTGCTGCTGCCTGTTTAGATATTTCAGGATTTACTTGCCTTTGTGATTCTGGAAGTTTGTTTTGTTCACGCCATAAATCTAATTGTTCTGGATTATCTAACAGTTTTTCTGCTTCTGCAACATCAGTTTTTCTAAATGCTTTTGCCGCTTGTCTAAAACCTTTACCTGCAATATCGCCAGCAAAAGGAAGTAAGCCTATAGCACCAGCAACACCTTCAATGCCAGCACCTACATAATCATCTTCTTCTAATTCTTTTTTTACTCGTGCAATAGAGGCTGCTTCACCTACACCGGGAAAAGATTCAAATACAATTTCCTTTGCAAGTTGCTTGCCAGCTTTTATATCTTCTTCAGTAGCTGGTTTTGTATCTTGCTGAAGCATTTCATCTTCAGGAGATAACATATTATCCATCTGGTCTTTAAGAGCCATTTACCTCATCCCGTAGGTATTTTAGTTTACGTAAAGCTGTGATAGCCCCTTGTTGACGGTGCATCATAATTATATCGTCAGATTGTTCCAGCACTTTTTGATGCTGTGCAATAGCTAAATCAATGTAACTACTGAACGCTTCCCATTGGCGGTTGTTGCCCACCATTGGTTTGAGTTTGCTGAGTACCTGCTGTCTGTCCACCATTACTACTAAATCCTTGTTCACCCGGAACTGGCACTTGCCCTGTTCCTATTGTTCCACCACCAGCACCTGTCATATCCATTGCATCTGCACCCGGTGGCGGTGTCATACCACCTTCCTGTTGAGCAGGTGCTTGGAACTGTTTCATTAGTTCTGCCTGAAGTGCTGCTTCGCTCATGTTGTTGGTAACTTTGTCGGGGTCAAGGTCCATTGACTTTGCAATCTCGCTAATGACATACTGAAACTTAGCAAATGGAGCAAGAGCAGGATTGCTTGCAATCTGTAAGAACTGCATTAGTCTTTGGCTGCGTACTTCATTAGCCATCAGACTTTCTGTACCACGTGCTTTAACTTCCAAGTCACCTTTGATTTCTGGGTCAAAGTCAAACTGCATATTAAAGCGGAAGAAACCTTCACCAAGAGGACGCAGTAAATAATCGTCCACATTCTTGATTACAGTCTTAATGTTTCCACTCGCTGCATTCATTAACATAGATATGCCAGAGGCTGTTCTGCCTACACCTGATACGCCTGTCTGTCCATGTGCGTAGCTTGGCATACCAGTAGACTCGTCAGCAAGCACACGTGCCTTGTCAAAAAGCATCATGTTCTCAGATGACACATTTGGAAACTTAGTACCAAAGATTGCCTGACCCGGTGCGCCACCTTGTCTGCGGAATACCTTGCCCGGATACAATGACAAATCTTGGCCCGGCACTAGGTTTGTTTCATCTACCTCAACAATCATATTGCCAGACAGCACAGCATTATCAACAGCCATACGCATAAAGCCATTCATAAGTGTTTGGGTATCGTCCATGTTTTCAGCAATACCAACACCAAAGAATGAGTATGGGTTTAATTCATATGGTGCTGCATGATATGGAATACGTGCTGGTTTAAATGGATTAAGTACCATACGGATTAGTTTGTTATTACAAATCCACACGTTTGCCTGTAACTCATCAAATTCTTTCAGTTCAGATGGAATGTCAACACCCTGCTCTTCCAGCATATCTGTGTCAACCATACCCCAATACTCAAGAACTTCAAAGCGGTCAATGCCATGCTCTGGTGCATAGTCAGTTAGGTCATCTTCCCAATACTTCTTGACGTAGTTCTCACCCATCTGGATACACTCGTCAATAACCTGACCACGAAAGTATGGGCGTTTCTTTAACTGACGCATTTGTGAACGAGACATCTTGTGACGTTCAATTACAAACTGTGCCTCATCCATATTGTTAGCATCTGGGTCTGGATAGAAGTTCCATACAGATACGTGTTCTACTTGTGGCACGGTTTTAAATAGTGGGTCATAATTGCCATCGTTATCCCAATTAGGATATTCCTTGTCTTTGGCAAACGGACCTTTCATAATACCTGTACCAAACAGTGCCATCTCAAATGAACTGCTACGTAAGTTTTTATTAGCACCCGACTCTTCAAGCTGGTCATGTATCTTCTTCTGCATCTTTTTAGCTGCAATCATTGCAGGGCTAAACTCAATAGCAGTAGGTGTTTTACCCGGACCTTCTTTTAGTTTGTCTTGAACAGGGTCTAGCTTTTGCTCTAGTGGGCCAAGCTGTTCAAGAAGAGTTTTAGCTGTAGCACCTTTAGGAAAGTCTTTACCATCACCAGCATAACCATATGGATTAGTTAATGATGTAGATGCCTGTAATTGTTCAGGTTCTTTAGGGTCAAAGTGTACATCTTCTAGCACACCTTCAGGGAGTGTTGTAGGCTCAATAGAAAGAGGAAACTTATTATTAGCAAAGAGAACATCAACAATTTGACCATACGCAGCAAGCGTTTTAGTCTTGGTAACCTTTATAAAAACTCGTGACTTTTCTGTTTCAGTAAACTGTACATCAGGACCGTATAATCCTCTATAGTTACGATAGGCTCTTAACCAACGGTCTTCATCTTGATACCGATAGTCTTCTGCTCTTTTGTATCGTTCTTGAATAAATGGAATGATATTGGATACGTCAGCATCAAAAGTTACAGAATCGTCTGTATCTTCTAACGCAATAGCGTCATCTTCAATCATGATATCATCTTCATCCATATCTTTTTTCCTTAGTATCCAAAGGTAGCGTCTGCAACTCTCATGCCACCACCGGGTCTACCAGCAGGGTCATAATCAAATATACTAAAACGTGGCCTTGACATTATACCATATCTTAACGCATCGTACAAGTGGTCTTCCGCTTTCGTGTCAACATCTTCTGGATTCTTTTTATCCAGTGGTATGGACGGTAATTGGGCAACGATGTTTGTGCAACTATTAAAGAAAACAAGTCTAGGTTCTTCCGTAAATTCATCTACCTGTAAACGTCTGTGTATTTCATTTTTACCTGCTACACGACTGCCACGACTTCTATCTGATGGTCGCCAGCGACATCCTTTGCTTATCATCTGTTCCGCAAGAGACGGTCCAGTATCACCACGCTTATGCCAAAGACTGCTATCCAGCACACCATATTTAATATTTCCATCGCCAGACTCTAACTCTAATATCATATCTGCCAAGTCTGTTGCAAGGACTTTGGAAACATACAGTTCTCTATAGACAATAAGTTGCTCAGATGGT